CTTCCAGTATACCAAAAGTCGACTCAATCCTGTGTATGCGCAGAAAAACAGTCTCAGACAAATTGCATCTGAAATTGTAAATGTAAATATCGAACAGGGATGAGTGTGCTTAGAACTGACATTAGCGTCCGCCGACCGGCTGGACGCTTTTTGTATGCCCTGAAGGAGTTGATTTCCCCTGATCTGTGTATATTCCGCCGACTGCACCGACTTTTCGGGTAATGGCCTCGGCGCGGTTACGCCCATGAGCTGTACTGTGACTGAAACTCTGAACGGCGAGTGGGAGCTTACGCTGGTGCATGACATCGACGAACGAGGCAAATGGACGCGGCTTTCGGAGGGCTGTATCCTCCGTGCGCCTGTACCCGCCGCCATGACCCCCAGCGTCGATCTGGTCACCCAGCAATACCAGACCAGCACCTACGACGTGCAGATCTATAAGATCAAGACCAAGAGCGGGCCGCTGCACCTGCGTTCCGGTTCGGGCACGAATTACAAGATCCTCGGAAAGTACAAAAAGGGCCGCGAGGTCATCGTGCTCAACAAAACCACATCCAGCTGGTATGAGGTGACTGCCCCGGATGGCAAGCACGGCTATATGGCCAGCCAATACCTGACCTTTCAGCGCACGGAGACGCAGACGGTGCAAACGAATGTGGGATTTCGCAATCAGGTCATCGAGGCCAGACAGCTGCGAGATCAGCCGTTCCGTATTTATCGCGTGGTGCCGGAGCTGGACAAGGTAACGGTCTACGCCCGGCACATTTTCTACGACCTGCTCGACAATATGCTTAAGAGCCTGAAGCCCTCGCCCTCTGCGGTGGGGGCTTCCGTCGTACAGAGCTTGTCGGGGGCCTGCCTGTCAAGCCATGATTTCTCGTTATATTCCGATCTGACTTCAACCGCCGAGGACGTGGAGTGGGAAAATATCAATCCCGTGGAAGCCATGCTGGGTGAAAACGGTCTGGTCAGCAAGTACGGCGCGGAACTGGCCCGCGACTGGTACGATGTGTTTCTGGTCAGGCGCGTGGGCAACAACACCGACGTGTCCATCCGGGAGAAAAAGAACCTGACCGGCATTTCGTATGACGTGGATGAAACCGACGTTGTCACCCGTATCATGCCCACCGGCGAGGACGCGGACGGCAACGTGCTGTATCTGCCGGAATTATATATCGATTCGCCGAACATCAATGCCTATACCCATCCGAAGTGGATTCATCTATCGGTATCGGAAGCCAAGGAAGTCACGGACGGCGACGAGCCGAAAAGTAAAACCCAGTGCTATGCCGAAATGCGCAAGGCCGCGCAGGCGGAGTTTGACGCGGGCTGCGACCTGCCTACGGTCACGCTGAAGGTGGATTTCATCAACTGTTCTGATGCCGAGGAATACAAGCAGTACGCCGCGCTCACGGACATTTTCCTCGGCGACAGCGTACGCGTCATAGCCCGGCGCATTGGCGTGGAAGTGTCCATGCGCATGACGCAGTACACCTACGATTGTCTGACCAGGAAGTACACTTCCGTGACGCTGGGCACGGCGGCGGATACGCTGGAGGGCAGCATGATCTCTTCTCGCCAGCTGCCATCCGGCGTGATTTCCGGTAGCAAGCTGGCCATCAATTCTGTGGGGGCGGGTCAGCTGCAATCCGGCTCGGTGGGAAGTCTGCAGGTGAAGATGGCGGCAATCCGGACCGCGCATATTCAGGACGCGGCTATCACGAAGGCAAAAATCGCCGAGGCGACCATCGGCGAACTGAACGCCACGGCCATTACGGCGATCTCCGCGAAGATACAGGAACTGGCCGCGAAAAACATCACCACGGACGAGCTCTATGCTGCGCTGGCCACCATTGCCGTGGCACAGATCACCGCCGCCAATATTGAAAAGGCCAACATCAACTGGGCGGATATCGGCGAACTGGCCGCGCAGATTGCCACCATTGCGCAGGCGCAGATCACCACGGCCAACATCAACAATGCCAATATTGACTGGGCCAGCATCGCCAACCTGAACGCCGAGATTGCGAAGATTGCCAAAGCACAGATCACCGCCGCGAACATTGAAAGCGCGGCTATCGACTGGGCGGCCATCCAAGATCTGAATGCCGCCGTTGCGAAGATTGCGCTGGCACAGCTGACTACGGCGAACATCAACAACGCCGAAATTGACTGGGCCTCTATTGGACAGCTGCAGGCGGATATTGCCAAGCTGGTCAATGCCAGCATTCAGACCGCCGATATTGACTGGGCGCAGATCAAGGATTTGACGGCGGGCACAGCCATCATCGAAAAAGGCGTGAATGGCAAGCTGTATGTGGCCGACCTCGCCGTGACCGAAGCGAATATGGCCAGCCTTACCGTGGGCGAGCTTATCGTCAAGGGTGCAGACGGTTGCTTCTATGCGCTGTCCATTGCCGAGGATGGTACGGTGACCACTGAGAAAAAGAGCGTCGGCGACGAGGACATCAGTGATAATTCTGTCTCCGGCGGCAAGCTGATCGAGAAAACCATTACCGCCCGCGAACTCAACGTCGCTTCCATCTTCGCGGACGAAGCGCTGGTAGGCGCGATTACCGCCGCCAACATCGACGTGTCCAGCCTGTTCGCCGCAGAAGCGTTTATCGCCCAGCTGAATGCCGTGGACATTTCGGGCAACGAATCCCTGCGGCTGGTGGTAGACACTGCAAAGGACGAAGCGCTGGACGCGACCGGCGAGGCCGTTGCCCAGATCGCCCTGACGGCGGAGCAGATTCGCAGCGAAGTGAGGCGGGATTACGCGACTGCCGATCAGGTCAGCCAGATGAATGAAACGCTTTCTACGTTGGCCGAGCAGTCCGAAAACAACTTCACCTGGACGGTCACCAAGGTCAACGAGATCATCGAGGACGCGGCGGCGAATGACAATTTGACGCGGGAGCAGCTGAACCTGATTCACACCTATATGCGATTCGGCGAGGACGGGCTGACCATCGGCAAAGCGGGCAATCCGCTGACGTTCCGCGTAATCAACGATCGGTTGGCGTTCTATATGAACGATACCGAGGTGGCCTACCTCAGCGACAACAAGCTGTACGTCACGCAGGCGGAGATTCTCGCGCGGCTGCAGATCGGCAAATTTGCCTACGAGCCGCAATCCAACGGCAACCTGTCCGTGATTTACACGGGGTAAGGAGGAGCAATGGCAACCACCGTTTCCTACAGCGCGTCCATGCGCACCAGAAAAACCAATTCGGCCAGCAACGCGAAAAGCTCCGCCGCCAGTCAGGAGTACTACGAGAATACCTACAATTACGTCGGCGTCGTGCATTTCGCGGGCATGGCGCTGAGCGGCAATGTGATCACGGGGATTTCCCTGCGCGTTGTGGCGGCGCAGGCAGGCTACGGCACAGGGCATACCAAAACCGTATATGTCCGAAAGGCCAATTATCAGTCTGCGTCGCAGTCGGGCATTACGGGACTCGGCTACTGCGGCGACGCACTGGGCACATTCACCGGTGCGTTCTACGGCAATACCAGCACCTATACGCTCAGCGGCGATCTGCTGAACAATCTGGCGGCGTACATTGCGGAAGGCAACAATACCATCTGTCTGTATAACCCCAGCCCGGTCAAAAGCTCGCAGGGTTACTCCACAAACTACCTGCAATGGTCGGAATGCACCATCACGGTGACGTATGAGGAAGCCGCATCCAAGCCCAGTCTTTCCAAGACCTCTTTCGATATGGGCACGGCGGTCACGATCTATACGAACCGGCAGAGCAGCATCGCCACGCACGCCATTCGCTACAGCTTCTTTTCGGCAAACGGAACGATTGCCACGGACGTGACCACCTCCTGTACGTGGACGCCGCCTGTTTCGCTGGCCGCGCAAATTCCGAACGCGACCTCCGGCTGGGGCACCATTCTGTGCGACACCTACGTCAATGGCAGCCTCGTTTCAACCAATACCTGTGCCTTTCAGCTGACGGTGCCTGCGTCCGTTGTGCCCTCCATTTCGTCTGTTTCCATCGCCGAGGCAACCGCAGGCATTGCCGACCGTTTCGGCGGTTATGTGCGAACGCGGAGCAAGCTGTCGGTCATCATCACGGCGGCGGGTACACAGGGCAGCAGCATTTCGGCCTACAGAACGAGCATCGACAGCGTGACCTATTCGGGCTCGTCCTTCACGACGAACACGCTGAACACGGCGGGCAATCTCACAATGACCGTAACCATTACTGACTCCCGCGGACGCACGGCCAGTACGACTCGCACCGTCACCGTGCTGGATTACTCGCCGCCGTCGCTGTCCCAGTTTACCGCCGAGCGCTGCAACGCGGACGGCACAGTTGCCCAGACGGACGGTACGAAGGTACGCATTTCGGCCAAGGCAAGCGGCTCGTCCGTGGGCGGAAAAAATACGCTGGCCTGCACGGTGTACTACAAGCTGTCCAGCGCCGAATCGTGGGTTTCCGCTGTGACGCTCACGCCCAGCGATTATGCCATCTCGGAAACCAACCGACTGCTGTCCCCGACCTTCGATGCGCTGAGCAGCTACGACATCAAGATCCGCGTGCAGGATGTGTTCTACTACATTGAGCAGATGGTCTCCATCGGTACGAAGCAGGTCATGATGGATTTCTATAAGGACGGCTCCGGCATCGCCTTCGGCAAGGTCGCGGAGAATGCTGGCAAGGTAGAATTCGGCTGGCCGCTGATGCTCTCTGAACCGCTGGGCGTGGATCAGGGCGGCACCGGCGCAGAAACTGCGTCCGCCGCCTGCACGAAGCTGGGTGCGGTGAAAAAGGCTGGCGATACGATGACGGGCAACCTTAGCATTTCGGGCTATCTGTACCCGTCCCTGTACCTGCTGCCCACCTACAACAGCACGACAAATCGGACGGTTTTTGAAGGATCATACGTCGGCGCGTCCTCCTTTTCCTCGTGGGAGGACGGCACAGGCAACAACCGCCGAATGCTGGAAGTGCGCAACGCGGCATATCAGGCGAGTCTGGATTTTGCCGTGCTGCTGCGGACGTGCACGGGCGGTACATGGGCTTCCTATCGGCTGTTTCACGCAGGCATGGCTACACCGATTCCGCTGGCGAATGGAGGTACAGGCGCTTCGTCCGCAAAAGCGGCGCTGTCCAATCTTGGCATCTTTTATTCTGCATCGCTCCCCAGCAGCGGTACGGACGGGCAGATCTGCCTTGTGCCGGTCTGATGAGGTAACGCTATGGGCACATTTTCGGCAACGGCCAACAGCAGTTCAACGATTGGTTACGCGCAATATGGTTCCTCTTCATGGAGCACAGGAAGTAGCAGCGGCGCGTGTCAGGGCGCGTATCAGGGCACTACTGCCGCCAAATCCCGCGTGGGGGTGATGGTTTTCAGCGGTGCGGGCGCAGCGCTCAAGGGCAAGCTCATCCAGAATATTACGTTGACGATTACCTCATCCGGCGCTGGTTCCGGCTCATCCAGCAAGAAGCTGACCTTCTGTCAGGCCAACTACCAGAGCCTGAACACCGGCGTTCGCGGCTCCGCGCAGGTGGGCGCGACGATGGGCACGCTGACCGGCAAATTCTATTCGAATACCGTCACGCACACACAAAATGCTTCCAGCAACGCCGCGCTGTTTGCGGCGATGAAGGCATATTTCGAGGCAGGCAACTCGGTTCTGGTGCTGTACAACGGTGAAACCTCGTCCAGCAGCGGCTATTCCAGCAACTACGCCCGCGTCACCAGCTGCACAATTTCGGTGAGCTACATCGACGCGGTGGTCTGGTATCGGGACGGCAGCGCATGGCGGCAATGCACGGTCTGGTATCGGCTGAACGGTGCGTGGGTGCAGGTGGTTCCATATTACAATTCAGGCGGCGCATGGGTGCGCGTCTGAGTGTGAGGTGATTATATTATGAAAGAACTCTTTGAACAGGTCATTGCGCTCAAAAACTATGACCTGAAAGCGCTTCTGGCAAACATCGATCAGTACCACATTGAGGGCAGACTGACCGATGAGGAGCGACAGGAACTGACACAAAAAGCACGGGATGGTGCGGCACAGGAATATGACTACAAGGGCGAGATAGACGCACTCTGGGTGGCGGTACGAGCACTGCAACAGAGCGTTTCTTTGCCCGCAGAGCAGGACGAATGGCCCGAATTCGTCCAACCCACCGGTGCGGGAACGGCCTATCAGGTGGGCGACAAGGTGACATTCAATGGCGTTCACTATGTCTGCCGGTTGCCTCACTGCGTGTGGAGTCCGGCGGATTATCCCATAGGCTGGCAGAAACAGGCATGAGCGACTGTCGATACCGGCAGTCGTTTTTGTATATTAACACAACAGGAGGACATGAAAATGAGGAACTTTTCTATCGACATCATCTGGGCGAAGGTGCAGGCGGCGATAGCTGCAATTGGCGGCTATCTGGGGTATTTTGTGGGCGGCGTAGACGGCCTGATGACCGCGCTGCTCATCTTCATGGTGCTGGACTATATCACCGGTCTCATGTGCGCCATTGCGGACAAGCAGCTGTCCAGCGCCGTTGGCTTCAAGGGCATCTGCAAGAAGGTGCTGATCCTGATGCTGGTGGGCGTAGCGCACATTGTAGACCTGCACGTGGTGGGCACCGGCGACGCGCTGCGCAGCGCGGTCGTGTGCTTCTATCTCTCCAATGAATCCGTGTCTATGCTGGAGAATGCCGCGCATCTGGGGCTGCCCATCCCCGAAAAGCTCAAGTCCGTGCTGGCGCAGCTGCATGGGCGTATCGACGATATCGACGAGGAGGATACACAGGAATGAGCGAGAGAATCAATATCCCTTTCACCAATGAGCACTTCGTTGCGTTCTGTGAGAAGATGGTGGGTCAGCCCTACTGGTACGGCGCGGTCATCTACAAGTGTACTGAGAGCCTTCGCGCCCGAAAGGCGAAACAGTACCCCGCACACTACGGTTCCAGCCGTACCGCCCGGTACCGCGACGACATTTCAAAGAAGAAGGTCTGCGCCGACTGTGTGGGCCTGATTAAAGGGTACCAGTGGACAAACGGCGGCCAGGGCGTCATCGAGTCCATTGGCACGGACAAGACCTTCTCCAGCAGGTACGGCGGTCACGGTTGCCCTGACAAATCCGCCAACGGTATGTTCAACTATGCCAGGAGCAAGGGCTGCGCCTGGGGCACTATGGATACGCTGCCCGAGGTTCCCGGCGTGGCGCTGCGCTTTGACGGGCATGTAGGCGTGTATGTTGGAAATGGCTATGCGGTGGAGGAACGCGGCTTCAATTACGGGTGCGTGCGCACCCGTGTGAAGGATCGTAAGTGGACGCACTGGTATCAGCTGCCCTTCGTGGACTACGGCGATGCGGTGTTCACCGGCGGCATCGGCGTGAAGGCAGATACTCCGAAAACGGAGTATACGCTGGGCACGCGGACGCTGAAAAAGGGCGCCAAAGGCACGGATGTGAAGGCCATGCAGGAATTCCTGCTGCAACTGGGCTATGCGTTGCCTGAGTATGGTGCTGACGGCGATTTTGGCAATGAGACAGAGACTGCCCTCAAGAAGCTTCAGGCGCGGGCAGGCGTCAAACAGGACGGCGTTTACGGCAGCGAGACCCACAAGGCGCTGATGGACGCCACCGCAGACAATGATGCGGGCAAGGAGTCTGAACAGCCGGACGAACCTGATCAGCCGAATAAACCCGAACAGCCGGAAGAGCCCACGCAACCCGATGCGCCTGACACTCCCACGACGAAGCGTGTGCGCATCGTCTGCGGCAGCGGCTCGGTGAACATCCGCGCGGGCAATGGCACACAGTACGACCGCATTACTGCTGTGCAAAACGGCGCTTCTCTCGAATGGGTGGCCACCGCCGAGAACGGCTGGCACGCCGTCGTGGTCAATGCCCGCGTGGGCTGGGTGTCCGGAAAGTATTCGGTGATGGAATAATGCGTATGACCGCACATAAAGGCGCGGTACGCCTCCAGACGAACTGAGATATTGCATGAGGAAGCCTTTTTTTCGGGAAGGGGGCTTCCTCCTTTTTTTGTCAGGTATGCCCGGTATTCTCCCCCTGTTTTTCTCCGCTCCGTGCGGGCGTAAACCTGCCCATATAGGCCGTATTTATCGGAATCATCGCTTGATAAAGCGGCCAAGTGGAGTGATAGCTATAACAGGCCGTTGGTTTTGAAGAAAACGGCGGCGAAGAAAAAACGGGAGGTTTCATTATGAGCATTGTGAGATGCACCGCGTACCCGTTCCGATACGCGGAGGAAGCGTATGCAGAGTCTGCGGACGAAGCGGATGCACTCGAGCTTTTCGACTCGAGCCTTTACACCGGGATGTTTTCCATCGACTTTGATACCCGGAGAGCGGGCAGACCGTGTCTGGACGGCGCGGGGCGCAAACGGAATCTGGCGCAGCAGATCGGGAAAGCGTGGCAGGCGCGCCCGGTCTATTGCCGGAAAACCGGCGCCTACGAGGTGGGCGGCTGGAACGTGGCCGGTGCGAACTGCGGCCATGAATCCGCCGTATTCTCGCCGCCCTTCCCCATGGAGGCCAGGGAACGCGTGTTCGCGGTATTGGACGCATTGCGGTCGGACGGCTTTTTACCCGTGGACGGCTTCACCATCCACATGATTCCCGCCGAACCCAACCGACAGACGATCCTGAACATGTGCAACATCCTTCAGTCCCGATCCGAGTTAATTGCGCAGGCGCTGCGTCTGCAGGAGGAGCTGCGTTTCTGCATTGCCGAGGATCTGGCGTTCACCGTGATGCTGGACGCCTTCGCGATCCCCGAAACGGAGGCCTGCCTGTACCTGCTCCGGCAGTGCTACGGCATGGCGGCCGCTACCGGCAAGGCCAGGATGAAGCCCTGCGACGGGAGCAACCCCAAGTTCCAGATGCGCTCCTGGCTGCTGCGGCTGGGGTTCATCGGGGAGGAGTACGAGCGTCCCCGGCATACGCTGCTCTCTGGGCTGGAGGGCGACAGCGCGTTCTTTACGGGGAGCGGCAAAAAGCGGGCGCTGGAAAAGCGCCGCCGGGAAAAGGCGATGGAGTGGATGGCGTGAGGAGAGAGGCATGAGCGAGTTGAGGAGGGCAGCATGAGTGAGAAAAGAACGAAGCACAGAATCTCCGGGGAGAAGCAGAAAAAGCTCCGCGTGGCCGCCTACTGCCGCGTCAGCACCCTGATGGACGCCCAGGATACCTCCTTCGAGCTGCAGTGCGAGCATTACCGCGGATACATCACAGGGCGTGAGGATTACGAGCTGGTGGGCATCTACGGTGACCACGGGAAATCGGGACGGAAGATGGACGGGCGGCCTGAGCTTGGGCGGCTGCTGGCGGACTGCGAGGCGGGCAGGATCGACCTGATCCTCACGAAGTCCATCGCTCGGTTTTCGCGCAACATGCGCGAGTGCGTGGCGACAATCCGGCGCCTGCAGACGTTGGGCGTCAGGGTATTCTTCGAGAAGGAGGGGATCGATACGTCGGAGCCGCGCAACGAACTGCTGTTCCACCTGATGGCCACCATCGCAGAGGAAGAAAGCAACAGCATCGGACGGAACCTGATGACGGCGCACGAGATGCGCAACCGGAGTGGGAATCCCTTCTGGCAGCGCAAGTACGGCTACAAAAAGGGCGCAGACGGAGAGTGGATTCCCGACGAAAGACCGGCCGCGAAGGTCAGAAGCGCATTCTGCATGGCCTGCGCGGGATATTCCGTCGGCAGTATCCGCAGAATGCTGATTCGGATGGAGGAGGCGGATCCCAGCGGGAAAAAGTGGCGAAGAACGGACGTTTCCATGCTCCTGCGAAATGTTCTGTACAAGGGCGATTACCTGACGCAGAAGACCATCCGAAACGCCGATGGGACGGGCAGGACGAAGAATCGCGGCGAGCGGGAGCAGTATTACCTGGAGGAGCATCATACGCCGCTGATTCCTCCGGAGGTGTTCGACCACGTTCAGAAGCTGCTGGAATCGACGGCTCTGTGGGAGAATCGAAGGAACGTTTCACCCGAACAGCGGGCGCTGCTGGAGGAAGGAAAGCGGCTGAGCGAGGAATACGGGCTGTACGCCGTCATCCGGGACAATCCGTATGTTGAAGAGAAGCCGTACAGCGAGGGAAAAGCAAATCCGCAGCAATCACAGCAGAGCGATACCGCACCTGACAAAGAGCCGCAAGAGAATGACACGAAGGAGGACGAAGATGGAAAGGTACAATGAAAGCAGCGACGTGCGCCAGCTCTTTCGGGGCGCGGTACAGGCAACAAAAGATGAAGCGATGCGAATTGCCGATATGTCCGGCGAAACAACCAAGCGCGTGGCGGCGTATTGCCGCGTTAGCACGGACAGCGAGTCACAGGAGACCAGCATAGAGACCCAGCGGGCGTACTTCGAGCATGAAATCGGGAACCATCCGGGCTGGAAGCTGGTTCAGATTTACGCGGATCATGGGGTGACGGGTACGATCTCCATGAAGCGTCCGGCGTTCAGGCAGATGATCGAGGACGCGCTGGCGGGAAAAATCGACTATATCCTCATCAAGTCCATCTCCCGCTTTTCGCGCAACACCGTGGACTGCCTGCAGTACGTTCGGATGCTCCGGGAAAAGGGCGTTTATCTCCACTTTGAGAAAGAAAACATCGATACCAGCAGCGCATACTCCGAGATGCTCATGACGGTGCTGGCGGCCTTCGCCCAGGAGGAGAGCGTGTCCATCTCGGAGAACATCGCGTGGAGCTTCCGCAAGAAGTACGAGGCCGGAATTCCCAGGAGGTTTGTGCTGTTCGGCTATCGCCTGGACGAGGACGGGGAGTATCGCATCGTGGAGGAAGAAGCCGCGGTGGTGCGGGAGGCGTTCACACTGTACGAGCACGGATATTCGCACAAGCAAATCGCCAATGCGTTCAACCAAAAGGGCTACAAGTCGCCCACGGGGCTGCGCTGGCAGGAGACAACGATTCACCGGATGCTCGACAACGAGAAGTACGTGGGAGATGTGATGATGCAGAAGCGTGTGACGCTGGATCCGCTGACCCACCGGGAGGTGAAGAACGACCAGACCGTCTATCCAAGCTATTATGTACAGGATCATCACGCCGCCATCATCGACCGGGCGCAGTACAACCGCGTGCGGAAGATCCGCGCAATGTGCAATTCCAAGCTGGGTCCTCTGCAGTATCCCTACGACGACAAGCTGGTGTGCCCGATCTGCGGCCAAAGGCTGATCCAGCGGCGCAGCGATGTGCTGGACAATAAAAGCGCATGGCACTGCGAACGGAACGAGCGCTCCTGCGAGCGGTATGTGCTCAACAGTGTCATTGTGAATGAGGCGGTGTTGAACGCCTGCAAGGCGCTGGACAGGGACGAAATACAGACCGTGATAGAGAAGCTGCAAGGAAAAAAGCCGCAAAGAAGCAAAAGCAGGGAAAAGCTGACGGCGGCGGAGCATTTGCTGGAGCTATGGAAAAAGCGCCTGTTTTTGAAGAAGGTGGACTACTACTGGCTGGACGATACGGTGGACAGGATTACTTTTTCAAAGGAGAACACGCTGACGGTGCATTGGAGGTGCGGGCTGAAAACGACGGTACCGCTGCCCGTGCGGCATCACCGGGAGAACCCGGTGTACGCGGCGGAAGTCTACCGGAAACGGAAGGTGGAGGGAACGCTTAAACCCAAGCGGAGGATACAGAAACGGCTGGAGGACCCGAACCCCATTCCGATTATTTCGGTGAAGGAAGGACAGAAGAAGTGAAGCATTACACTGTTCGCTTTGGTTTACAGAAAGGCAGGCGACTGAAATGAAAATCCGTCACATTCCCAGCATCCACCAGCGGAGAAAAAAGCGGGTGGCAGCCTACTGCCGCGTCAGCACCGACATGAAGAGCCAGGAGGAGAGCTTCGAAACGCAGGTGAGCTATTACCAGAGCTACATCGAGCGGAACGACGAATGGGTGCTGGCCGGGATCTACGCCGATGGCGGCGTCTCGGCCACTGGCGCGGCGAAGCGGCCGGAGTTCATGCGGATGATCGCGGACGCGATGGAGGGAAAGATCGACCTGATCCTCGTCAAGAGCATTTCCCGCTTTTCGCGCAACGTGGTGGACTGTCAGGTTTATGTCCAGCAGCTGCGCTCCAAGGGCGTCGAGGTGCGCTTCGAGAAGGAGCGACTCAGCACGCTGGACGCTTCCTCCGAGATGATCTTCTCCATGATGGCCGCCATCGCTCAGGACGAGAGCCGGTCCATCTCGCAGAACATCCGCTGGGGCTACGAGAAACGATTCGCTCAGGGAATTCACCATATGGGAAACCGGCGCGTGCTGGGCTACGACGAAGTGAACGGCGTGCTGACGCCCAACGAGGATGCGTGGATCGTCAGAATGGCGTTTGAACTGTTCAACCAGGGAATGGGCTATCAGAAGATCGCCGAGGCAATTACGGCGGCGGGTGGAAAGCGGATGCGCGGAAGCACAGCGTTCTCCGCTTCCAGCATTCAGTCCATTGTGGACAACGAGATCTATGTGGGGGATCGGATGCTGCAAAAGCGTCC